TGATCCCCGCATCTTTTTCTTGTTCAGACCTTTTCCCGTTTGGGCAACCACCGTGAGGAGGCACCGAATAAGGAGTCAATCGGAACGCGCTTAAAGCGGATTAATTTCCGCGAAAAGCGTCCATCAAGACGTTCCGAGCCCTTGGCTGTGTGCACTAAGGCACGTACCAATTGCTCCCAGCCCCCACACATCGACGAGTCCGCTCGCGTTTCTATAACGCGACACTTGACTTGCTGATGCATCAGAGCGTCGGAAGACGTAACCCGCAAAGAAAGGTGCGGGCCAATACCCATTAACTGGGCATTCACTACAGCTGGGTGAGAAATCCAGCCGAGTACCTCAGAACCTTCGCAAACGGCAGGAAATTCGCCGTGGCGCGATTCAAGGATCGTCTTCAAAACCCTCGCAGTCTGCACGAACCCTGCACTTCGCAGGTTATGGTGCATAGCGAATACCGAACATAAATCATTCGGGTCCTGACTGTCGAAAAACCGGCTTTTAAGCCGTTGGGGCGTCACATTCGTTCCTTTGAATGCGTCTAGACCACAAGACTCGCGAAAGTGCCCCTGTACGAAGGATTTCCCTTGGTTGAATTTCAAACCAAATTTTGGGAAAAGCTCGAAAAGAGAGGCTACGTGCTGTGTTTCGACGATAATATCGTCTCCATACACGTAAATTTCCTTCGCTAGCGCCTTAACTGGCCTAGCAGTCCTCACGTGCATGCACGCGAGTCCAAGTGCGTAATGTACAACAGACATGATGGGAAAGCATAATGAGCTCCCCATCGGCGCGAACTTCTTCGCATCCAAGACACCTCCGTCAGGAAGACGGATTTGCGGTGTCGATAATGCCTGTAGACAAGCTGACAGCTTCGGCACTCTGAAGAATAACTTCTCAACGAGTGCTTTACTAATTCTGTCAGAAGCCTCCTTCATGTCGAGCGTCGCATAGCGGCGATCTAATGAGGAAGACCAGGCTAGATCACGATTCACCTCCTGGTTACGAAAGTTTACGTGACCCCTTGTAAGGGGGTGACTCTCCATATGTGTACGGAGAGCATCTCCTAACCCTTGTTGGAGGAACATGTATTCCTGCTCCTCCATACATATGATGCGTGGCCCCCTTGAATCTTTAGGGACCAATCGCAGCACACTCGCAGCAGCCTCATAACGAGGCATGGCGCGGTACGCGTCGGCCCGATCCAACAAGTGATCACTACCCACGAAGAAATATCTGTAATACGGATACTGTTCGTGAACTACACGGTAGTGTCGAAGCGGCTCATATCTCTGGGAACGATGTGTTCCAGATGCTGACGCACCTGGCCCGGGTCTCGGAACAATATCGCCAGGATCAAAATCCCGGAAAATAGCACCAAGCACAAAGCCAGCAATGCGTACAATGAGCCCTTGTTCCCGGTCAAGGTTTTCACAATGCGTGAGTTCTTGATCGACTTCGCAGAAGTCTTTAATGACTTTTGCGACAAGATCGGCTGGATAATCCGATTCAAGCTTGTACATAAAGTAACAAACTTGTCGTATTGCGCGCACAGCAATGCCGCACGCTGTATCCAAAAGTACACCATTCTCATCGAAGATCTCCTTGAACCAAATCCGCATAAAAGCGGGTGTGGTTCTCCCTTTCTCCTTTTTAAAAAAGGATACTGGGGTGAAGGTCCCAGTCTCTAGCGCACTTTCAAAGTGCTTACCTAGAGCTGGGAGTGTTTTCGTGAGGATCGAGTCCCCCTCAGACCGAACACGGCCTAAAAGATAGGCCCGGTCCAGTGAAGACTCCTTACGGTTGTACTTCGGGTGCATTCCCTCCAGATCGTCGAAGATCCGGAGGAAAATACACAGGTAGGTGGATATCTCAGACATTTCAGGTCTCCCTTTCTCGGGTTTCCGTACTGTGTACTAGAGGTCTCCGTTAGTTCCCACCAATGAGGAGCTGATCCACGTTAGCCGGCGCGCCGAGAAACTCGGCAAGCATTTCGGCTTGCTTTTTCACCTGTGCGTCAGTCGCGCCTTTTGCGCGTGTGATCACAGCATGGGCCGTTGTGGTGCAGGCAATGCCTGCAGTATCATACTCCGTGAACGACAACGACACAAGGTGTCGGTTAGCCTTCGTCAACTTTTTATCATCAAGCGTATGCTTAATGGTTAAAGCGGACTGAGATGCGGAAGAAACGCCTGCCGTAGTTTCACGACGGACAGAATCCATACCGTTTCTCGAGACTAAAGTATACGCACGAGGCGCAACTCCGTCGTTAAGGGTGATCACATCGGTCAACATAAGTACCTCCTATATTCACTAGCTATCGTGCTAGGATGTTACGCGGCATCATTGCCGACTCATTCTCGCCACCATGGCAAGGACGAACGCGCCTTATGGGCGCTTCATCATGGTACGGACCATTGCTAACCCTGTCGTTAAATTACTAAGGGTTGGCCCGTTCCACCGGGGAATAGGTACACTCGCCATTGCGGGTGAACCGCCGACTTTACGGTTGTAGGCACTCTGCTCCGTAGAGGCAACGCAGAATACATCACCCTGAAGATTAACCCCAGGATTTGGTATTCCGCCTGCATACCACTCGAGTGATGCATACGTGGATTGTTTATTCCACGCCAGCACTCGAACACTACGACTCTTAGTCGACTCAGAATACTGGTCGAATTTGAGTGTGGTAACAGTGTTCCTACTAATGTACTCCATCGTTCGACCGATACCAATGAACCAGTCGAGCACAAAGCTAAATGGAAAAAGTTCCCAGATAACTTGTGGAGTAAGGTACATCCCGTACGTCTGATTCCAGAGGTCAAATTTCCCATCAGTTTCATGGGTATATCTAACCCTGGCCTGAGCGTGGAACTCACACTTCTGGACATTGTGTGTGCGAAAACGACCCCAATAGACGCCGTTCGAATCCCCCATCGGATTATATGTACCTCCGATGGTTGATGACTCACTCAAAACTTTCGAAAAGTGATGAGTTGCACCAAGTTGACCTCTCAAATTAAAGAAGTCAATTTGTTTCTGCGCTTTCTCCATAAGGGAAATCGCAGTGGCCAGTTCGGACAAAAACGGCTTTAGACCAAATTCATTGGCTAAATAAAGCTCCGCGCATGTCCGAGTGTGTTCCACCCCTTTCCTGCCAGCAAGCTTCCGCGCCCAATCCGCTATGGATCCGACGCCGCCACTAATGAGTGAGCACAAGGACTTGAAATCCTTGAGCTCAACAAGAGCGGTAAGGCTTTGCATTTCCGCACGATAGTGCGGCACCAATGCAGTGGCAGCTTCTCGACGCGCGTCTAACAATTTCGCGTTATCGAGCAGGGGCATGGGGTACCCCGCAATAGGGGGAGGAGCAGCTACAGTTCCAATCCAACCGAACCACCAATTCTCATTGATGCGCTTGGATGTGTAGCTGAACGGAGCGGCATTACAAACTGTCTTCTGATGAGACACTGGTTTCCAGCGTCTTGATGAAGATAAGTTTGCATCGACCATGGTTTCAGTACTCGCATTCCAGTAACCCCAAGGGGTACTGGGGGCAGAATACTTAGCCTTCAGGTAATCATCATACGGCGGATAATACAGGATTGTTGATCCTGAACCACCGGTTTGGAGGACGTTATAATACGTCTCCCCAAAACCACTACCTTTGATGATTTTGCCACCTGGCACCGATCTCGACCTATTACGCATAACCGTACTCCTTTCGTTGAGGCTTTCGACGGCCTCTCCGTCAGGAAAAGAAAAAGACCTGCGGCCTTTCAGCACCATGCTGAAAG